GCTTTTGGTGTTGACAAAGATATCTCAGTATAGTAATATAGCATCATCAGATAACGCTTTAAGCGTCACGAAAGGAAGTGAAGAACTATATGCGTATAACAATCAAAGCCGCTAGAACGAACAAAAATCTCCGTCAAGAGGACGTTGCAAATGCTCTGAATGTCACAAAAAAGACTGTTGGCGCATGGGAAAACGGTAAAACTATGCCGAAGGTTGACAAGATCGATTCTCTATGTGAATTGCTTGGCGTGACATATGATGATATCGAATGGAACGTCCGAAAAAATTTTTGCAATCAATAACGCTTTAAGCGTTAGGAGGACGTAGAGAAGAAGAAAGGCGTGATGACATGAAAGAACAAACCAACTACACACTGGTTACCAAGTTTGAAAGCGAAAATGCCATCACGGAAGTTTATCGGCCTGTATTGGAACCAGATGAATACCAAAGACGGTTCAAAAGGCTGTATGCGGCAGCAGAAGCCATCCTGAAAGAAGCGTATTTTCCAGAGAAGAAAGTGGAGGTTCACAAATGAGCAAGAGAAAACAGCGGCGGCTGTTGGTTGAACTTGGGCAACACATCTTATTCGTTGCCATTGTCGGAGCGTTTTTCCTCCTGATGATGACGGCCTGCGAAGCAGAAGACGCATTGAAGGCCAAGGCCGCTGACGCGGAAGTAGTCCAGAAGCCTGTTCTGTACGATGTCCCATTGGAAGATGCCCTTCAGCTTTATATTGCTGACTTATGTGAAGAACATCACATGGAGCCGAAGTTGGTTCTTGCGGTAATCCAAAAGGAAAGCACATTCAAGGCTGATGCGGTAGGGGACAACGGCAATTCCCTTGGCCTGATGCAGATACAGCCGAGATGGCATCAAGAGCGCATGAAACGCCTTGGATGCACCGATTTGCTTGACCCATATGAGAATGTCAAGGTTGGCATTGACATCCTTGCGGAGAAGCTTGAGCAGTACAGCGATACCGAGATGGCCTTGATGGTCTACAACGCAGGCACAACCGGAGCGTACAGCAATTGGTTCAAGTATGGCATCAGCTCCAACGAATACAGCCAAACAGTTCTTGCCTACATGGACGCACTTGTAGTGAGGGAAGGCGGTGAGAACATGAACATTCCTGACAACTATGATGTGTGGCTGTCGCACGAAGAACACTTGGAAGCGGAACTTGCGAAGCGGCCTGTGTGCCATTACTGCGAAGACCACATTCAAGAAGAGTTCTACTACGAAATCAACGGCGAAATCATCTGTGAGCATTGCCTTGACCTGTTATTCAAGAAGGAAGTGATTGACGAATGAAAGTATTAAGTTTGTTCGATGGTATTAGTTGTGGTAACGGGTGGACAGTTGATGTGATTGCATACATTCTTGAAAACATCAAATAAAAATCAACCAGGGCTGATCCACACATATTTCCAGTGCCAACCGGAAAAAGGAGTGGACACACATGAAAGAACTGTTGAGGGCGTTTGCTCTTGACGCAATCGAGCAAAAGATTGACCGCATCAAGCCTGGAACCGTTGTGAAAGTCAGTGATCTTGTGGGCGAAAGCACATTGCTTGACAAGAACGGTGAAATCAGCAACACCACAATCATGCTGCTACAGAAGTACGGCATTGAATACATAGAAACAGGACAAGTGGAGGTATACACATGAAAGACTTTTCAAGGGGTGTTTCGTACTACACCAGAGGAACCATCCCGGTTGGATTTCCGGAAGACGATGTCTGCTGCCGTTGGTGTCCCATGATGGGCGTTGAAATCAAGACAGACAGATCATATTGCCGCAAGACAGGCGAATACCTGTTTGCACCGAACTTCCAGATTGGCGATAGATGCCCCATTGAGTTTGAAGTAAAGGAGATTTGAAGATGGCGATGTTCAGAGATTTGAGAGCAGATGAAATTGAATGCCGTGTGGCACAGGCCAAGCAGAACGGCGTTGCACTGCTCCTGTATAAGGACGCAAGATGTGATCAGAACATCCTTGATGAAACTGTTGGCGCAATGAACTGGCAACGGTTCCACGGCAGAGAGAACGCAAACTGCACTGTCACCATTTGGGACGAGAAGAAGCAGCAGTGGATCAGCAAGGAAGACACTGGCACAGAGAGCAACACGGAGAAGGAAAAGGGCTTGGCTTCCGACAGCTTCAAAAGAGCCTGCTTCAATTGGGGAATTGGGCGTGAACTGTACACTGCGCCCTTCATCTGGATCAAAGCAGAAGATTGCGCTTCCCTTATTCAGAGCGGCACAAGCTGGAAGTGCTATGACAGCTTCTTCGTTGAAAAGGTGGTCATTGAAAACAAGAAGATTGTTGCAATCGCCATCAAGAACAGCAAAACCGGAAAACGCTGCTTTGTATGGCAGCACGAAAGCAAAAAAGCGAAATAAGAAAGGAACGATATTATATGCTGAATCACATTGTTTTGATGGGACGTTTGACTCGTGACCCTGAACTGCGCCAGACCGGAAGCGGCAAGTCCGTTGCATCCTTCTCCATCGCTGTTGACAGGGACAGAAAGTCTGCTGACGGCGAGAAGGAAACCGATTTTATTGATGTTATTGCATGGCGCAATACAGCTGAATTCGTCAGCAAGTTCTTCACAAAGGGCAAGCTTGCAGTTGTTTCCGGACGGCTTCAGATCAGAAGCTGGACGGACAAGGACGGCAACAAGCGCAGAACGGCAGAGGTTGTCGCAGAAAATGTGTATTTCGGGGACAGCAAGAAAGACACTGCTGACAGCAACGGTGGCTTTGGTGACTTCCATGTGACAGACAACAGCGATGATGACCTTCCGTTTGGATGGTGATGACCGTGGCGAAGAAAATCAATAGCAAACAGAAAGGCGCACGGTTTGAACGAAAACTTGCATCGATATTCCGTGATTATGGCTATGACGATGCACGGCGCACTAATCAATATTGCGGCAACACTGGCGATGCTTCAGATGTAGTCGGGCTTCGTGGCATCCATATTGAAGCAAAGCATTCAGAGAAAATGCACCTTTATGATTGGATGGCGCAGGCGAAGCGTGATGCTGAAGCAAACGGCAAAGGTAATCTGCCTGCTGTGTTCCACAAAAAGAACAATGCCGAAGTTCTAGTGACGATGGAAATTGCAACCTTCATGGAACTTTACAAAGGATGGGAACTGACAAATGAAACTGAATGACTTGTCTGGAAAACGCTTTGGAAGATTAACGGTCATTTCAAGAGCGGAGGATATTGTTTATAGCACTGGTCGCAGACATGTTGTTTGGAATTGCGTGTGTGATTGCGGAAATGTAAAAAAGGTTCGTGCAATGAATTTGTCAAACCATCATGTTGCGAGTTGCGGTTGTTATCGTGATGAAACAAGACGTAAGGTTCATAAAAAACACGGAAAGTGTGAACACAGACTTTATACAACATGGACAAATATTAAACAGCGTTGTTATAACGAAAATTCGGACGATTACAACAACTACGGTGGTAGAGGGATCGGCGTTTGCGGCGAATGGTTGAATAGTTTTGAAGATTTCTATAATTGGGCAATGTCCAGCGGCTATGCTGATAACCTTACCATTGATCGAATTGATGTAAACGGAAATTATTGCGCTGATAACTGCCGTTGGGTTTCAAGATATGAACAACGGCACAATCGGCGTGATAGTGCAAAACCTGATTTGAAAGGAAGTGCTGTCAATGCCGAAAGTGATTGATATGAGCAAAGCCCATGCACGAATTATGGATTCCTTTGTCACAGCCTTTGAAACCGTTTTGGACGAGATTGAAGAGCAGTGCGCAGTGGAATCTTCGGTGGGTTGGATTGGAACGGATGTGATGCTTCCTGCGGCACATCAATTTGTCCTGGGATATTGCATCACCGGAACTTGCGATGTGTTCCGGTGGGACTATGCGGAAGGCGCATGGGTGAAAAACAGCGGATATGCGTATCAGAAGAAGTTCGTCACGCATTGGCATCCGTTGCCGATCCTGCCGGAAAGCCGTGGGTTCGTATGAGAAAGCCCAATCCGCTTCTTGCACAGTTTGAAGCGAAGCTTGAAGCGCAGTACAAGAAAAAGCTTCACATCATGCAACAGCTTGGCTTGGATGCCGCCACAATCTCAGCAAACGAAATTCTTCAGTGTGGAACAGGACGGGCACCAGCCTTCCGAAACCGATATGTTGAAGTTGTCAACGAGATTGCGCGGATGATTGTTGAGGACAGCGAAGGCGATCCAGACATTCTGTGGACGAAAGCCAAGCTTGATGAACGCATCAAGGCAATCGTTGGCGAAGAGAACTTTGTGCCTTGGGACGAACGATACCGGATGACATATGGGAAGGAAAATTGAAATGGAGATAATTCGCATCAAATATCTTCGGAATATTAAGAAAATCGAACGGTTCAATGTCGGTGACTACATTGACCTTCGTGCCGCCGAAGATACCACGATGAAAGCCGGAGAATTCAAACTGATCCCATTGGGTGTGGCAATGGAATTGCCTGAAGGATACGAAGCCCTGGTTGCTCCTAGAAGCAGCACATTCAAGCGGCTTGGCATTATGATGGCGAACAGCATCGGCATCATAGATGAAAGCTACAAGGGGGACAATGACGAATGGCATTTCCCGGCCTATGCCACAAGGGACACTGTCATCAACAAGAACGAGCGAATTTGTCAGTTCCGGATCATCCAGCATCAGCCATTGATTCACCTGATGGAAGTTGAAACGCTTGGCAACATAGACCGGAAAGGGCTTGGCTCCACAGGTGTTGTTTGACCCAATATCTGCCCTACTTCGGTAGGGCAGAGCATCATAGAAAGGAAGTGAAGCCAGTGAGCAAACAGACGCAGCAAAGCAAAATCATTGCATATTGCAAGGAACATGGTTCCATCACTATTCGTGAAGCTTTTGAAAAGCTATATATCAACAGCCCAACCAAACGAATCAGCGAAATCCGTCATTCTGGTTTCATCGTGGAGAGCGTGACGGAAACACGCAGAAATCAATCTGGCGATGAAGTGAAATACAAGCGATACTTCATCACGGAGGGCTTGGAGCAATGACACTGTTGGGCAAAAGGGTTGCGTTCATTCCAACCATGTTGGACGCAGGAGGAAAGACAAGTGTTGACTACATTCGCCCCGTCAAGGGCGTTGTGATCTACGTCAACGAGAAACACGGATATTTCACAGCCGAATACTACATCAACGGCAATGCTATCCGTGAAAGCTTCAAGTTCTATGACATAGGAAAGGAAGTGATGTTCTGTGGATAACACAAAATGTTCCCTTCCTGACGGTGTGAGCATCAAGCCGGACGGTGTTCACGAAATAGACCCATGTATGTATGAGGTTGCCGAAGTGTATCGGAACGTCACAATCGAAGTGCTGCGTTGCAAGCGGTGTGGTCATACGGAAATTTCCTGGTTCCGGCAAGAAGATACGGAAGAGGTGGAAATTGATGGCTGATGTGAAGTGGATAAAAATCACCACAGACATCTTTGATGACGAAAAAATTCTTCTGATTGAAAGCCTTCCAGACGCATACGCAATCATTACGGTATGGTTCAAACTGCTGTGCCTTGCAGGAAAACAAAACAACAGCGGTGTGTTTGTGATGGGCAAGATTGCATATACCGACAAAATGCTTGCAACCATCTTCCGCATGAAGGAAACAACCGTACAGCTTGCGCTTCAAACCTTCGAACAGTTTGGAATGGTTGAAATCATTGACGGTGTAATCACTATTCCCAATTGGGGCAAACATCAAAGCTTAGAACAACTTGAGGAGCGGCGCAAGTATCAACGAGAGTACCAGCGAGAATACCGCAAAAAGCAGAAGCTTCTTGCTTCGGGGGATTCGGACGATGAAAGTAAATGTTTACATGAACGTTTACGTGAACACAACGTTAACGCCCTAGATAAAGAAGAAGATAAAGATAAGAAAGAGAAAAAGAAA